AGACAGTACGCACACCAATTACATCAATGGCAAAGTACACAGAGCATAAGATCAAGGCTGCCCTAGGCAATCAAGATTCAATGCTTTATGTAACAGCTGCAGATGATTCTTTCAGCACTAACCCTGCATTTAGCCCAACACAGTACCTATCAGAGTTCCCAACAAATACACGTTTTGGTACACCATCAATCGATGCATGTTCTCGCGGCGTATTGCCAGCAAGCGGCATGACAATTAACGTGCCATCACTTGTTACATCAGCAGGCGGTCAGTCAGGCGTTGCACCAGTTGTAACAGTCGAGGCAGAAGCAGGCGCAGTACAAAACACAGGTATGGTTACTGAATACCTATCAGGTACAGTTAATAAATATTCAGGTATGAACACAATTAGCATCGAATTGCTAGAACGTTCAGACCCTAATTTCTATGCTGAACTAACACAGCAATTACAGAACGCTTACTTAAAGACACTTGATACAACAGTTAATGCTGCACTAATTACAGCTGGTACTGTTGCAACAACTGCACAAGCTGCTACATCTGCAGGCATCATCGGTTACGCATCAGAAGCTGCTCGCCTGGTATATGAGGCAACTGGTTACTACGCACAGAACTACATCGCCAATGGATCTCAATGGCAGCTACTTATGGGTGCATCAGATACAACAGGTCGCCCAATTTACTCAGCATCACAGCCAATGAACGCGGGCGGGCTAACACAGCCTGGCTCAATTCGCGGCAACGTGCTTGGCCTTGATCTATATGTTGATAAGAACTTCACAGCAACAACAACTGTTGATGACTCAGCGATTATTCTTGCGCCTGAGGCATTTACTGTTTACCAGTCACCACAGGCATATATGTCTGTAAACGTTGTAAGCAACCTACAGGTACAGGTAGCGATCTATGGCTACATGGCAACAATCGCCAAGATGCCTAAGGGAATTATCCGTTACAACTTCACCTAAGAAATAACCCTAATAGTCGGTGGGCGATTAGCCCTTTCGCCCATCGACCCCTACTAAGTAAGGAGTACCGATGCCAGCTAGTTATGTGACAGTAGCCGAGCTACGTTCCAATTTAGGTATCGGTACTCTTTACTCAGATAGCACAGTCGAGGAGTGCTGCCAAGCCGCGCAAGATCAGATCAACAGTTTCCTTTGGTTTGATTCTGCGCCAGTCGTGGGGACTGCATTGGTAAGCAACGTTGCGACAGTAATGTTGGCCAACCCCGGTCTATTTACTACAGGCGAAAGCGTGACCATATCCGGGGCTGGTTCGACATTTAACGGCACTTACACAATTACTGCCACGTTGCCATTTAGCACAGGCACTACAAATTTATTGCCAGCATTTAATATGCAACTTAATTATTACCAGCAACCACGCGGCTATAGCTTTATTCAATATGCCAAGGTTGCAGCAGATGAAAACTTTAGGCGCGTAGTGCCATCAGGCGCAGCAGTAGGTGCAGATACAAAGACTGCTACCTACGTTAATACAGCAAGCGTTCGCCAAGCTGCGATGATCTTGGCCGTTGATATTTGGCAGGCTCGCCAGGTATCCCAGACTGGTGGCGTAGGACTCGATGGCTTTAGCCCTAGCCCTTACCGCATGGGTAACAGCATGATAGGCAAAATAAGAGGCTTACTAGCCCCGTACATCTCACCGAATAGCATGGTGGGGTAAATGCCTACCGCTGCAATTACCACGCTGCGTAGCACCATCGCAACGGCTTTAACCAATAACGGAGTCTGGTCGGTATTCGCATATCCACCTGCAACTATCCTGGCTAATAGCTGCGTAGTGATCCCAGCCGATCCATATTTAACACCTAGCAATAACAGCTATATAACTATTTCGCCTATGGCTAATTTTAAGATTCTGCTAACTGTGCCAATGTTTGATAACCAAGGCAACTTGCAGGGCATTGAGGATTTCATCGTTGCGGCTTATACAAAACTAGCTGCATCTAACCTTGTATTTAATATAACTAGCGTTAGCGCGCCTGGCGTATTAAATGCTGATAGCGGCGATCTATTAACTGCCGAATTTAATATATCCATACTAACGAGCTGGAGTTAAACCATGTCATACACAGATGAGGATATTGCCTTCTTAATTAAGATCGGGCAGATCACAGAAGCACCAAAAGAAACAAAAACCAAAGCACCTGCAACCGAGAAAACAGAGGAATAATCCATGGCCGTATATTTAAGCAATACAGTCGTAGTAACGCTTAACTCAGTAGCACTTACTGACCACGTTACATCGGCAACAATTAACCGCGTGTTTGATGAACTTGAAGTAACTGCTATGGGCGACACAGCTCATAAGTTCGTTAAGGGTCTAGAGGCCAGCACAATCACTTTAGATTTCCTAAGCGACACAGCTGCAGCAAACGTAAACGCAACCCTTCAGGCTGCATGGGGTACAACAGTACCTATTACGCTGAAGCAGACAAGCGCAGCTACATCAGCTACCAACCCTTTATTTAGCACTACGATTTTGGTGAACAACACCACGGATATAAATGGTGCTGTCGCTGATATTGCAACACAAAGCATTACATTTACTTGTAATTCACCAATCGTAATAACAACTACCTGATAAACAGAATAGGGGCTAACAGATGGCTAAGTTAAAGATCACAAAGGCTGATGGTTCATTATCTGAACACCAGATAACACCATCGATCGAATACGCGTTCGAGTTATATGCTAAAAAAGGTTTTCACAAAGCCTTTAGAGATGACGAGAAGCAGTCAGATGTTTACTGGTTAGCGTGGGAGTGCTTAAGAGCTGGCGGCGAAACCGTGCCAATGTTCGGTGCAGAGTTTCTTAAAACACTTAAAAAGGTTGAGGTTCTGGATGATGACCCGGAACTATAGGGCGTGACTCGTTTACTTACTTGATCGCACGGATCAGTTTGGAAACGGGTATTGCGCCCAACGATTTACTAGCACTAGATAGCAGGATGTTTAAGACTTTATTGCAGGCGATGAAAGACCGGAATAAGGAGATGCGAGATGCCAGCACAGGTAATAGGCGGAATCGCACTTCGTAAAGCCTTAAAAAAATTTACGCCTGATCTAGCAAAAGAAACGCAAGCAGAAATGGCTAATTTGCTTAGACCGATAGCATCTAAAGCTAAAGGTTTTATTCCACGCCAAGCACCGCTTAGTGGATGGGGTAAAGAATCTATAGATGGAAAATTCCCATTATGGGAAGGTTCAGCTGCTAGAAGTGGCGTAGGTTATAAGACCACACCTAGCAAGCCTAACCGCCAAGGATTCAGAGCATTAGCGCGTATTCAAAATGCATCGGCATCGGGTGCAATTTATGAAACCGCTGGCCGTGTAAATCCTAATGGCCGTGAGCAGGGTGCTGCATTTATTGTGCAGTTACCGGGTCACAAAGATTTTGGTAAAAATAAAGTAGGTGCTAATAAAGGCCAAGGCCGTAGCCGTAACCCTAATGCTGGTTCAATATTCGTACAGGCTATAAACCAATACGGCATGATCGTAGATGCCAATAATCAAACAGGTAGAGGCCGTAGATCACGCAAAATGAAAGGCCGCGCAATATTTCGCGCATGGGCTGAGGATGGTGGAAAAACTAACGCAGCTATTCTCAAAGCTATTGAAGTATCTAGGGATAAGTTTAATCGAGCTGTGGGGTATAACTAATGGCCGTTGATCCATCAGTAAGAATTGATATAGCTGCCGAGTTCACAGGCAAAAAAGCATTTAAGCAAGCAGACACCTCTACGGCACAGTTATCTAAAAACGTAAAGAATTTAGCCAAGACTTTTGGAGTTGCATTTAGCACAACTAAAATATTGGCCTATGCCAAGGCATCGGTAAAGGCTGCTGCGGCCGATCAGAAGGCTCAACAGCAATTAGCCCTAGCACTTAAAAACGTAGGCTTAGGTCGAGATGCAGCAACCGCTGAAGGTTACATACAGCGCATCGAAAAAGAGTTTGGCATAGTTGATGACAAGCTGCGCCCCGCCTATACAAAGTTAGCGATAGCCACACGCGATACAGCTGAAACTGAACGCTTAATGGGTATCGCTATGGATATAAGCGCGAATAGTGGTAAAGACTTAGAGTCAGTTACAGCTGCGCTATCAAAGGCTTACCTGGGCAATAACGCCACACTTAGCAAGTTAGGCATAGGCATATCTAAAGCCGATCTTAAAACTAAGTCATTTAAAGAGATTACAGATCAGTTAGCCGTTACCTTTGCAGGGGCAGCTAAGACATCTGCAGATTCGTTCTCTGGCTCGATGGACAAACTGGCTATTGCCTCAAATAATGCTAAAGAGATTATTGGTACAAGCCTTATAGGTGCGCTGCAATCCTTGGGCGAGGATAACAGCATGGCTACCCTTGCTGGCGATATTGAAGGCGCAGCTACATCACTGGCTAACTTTGTTGATTCAATCGTGTACTTAAAAGAGCAAGTCAAATCTATACCGGGTGCTGGCATTTTTGGTTATTTATTTAGCGGCGTTACTGATCTGCTAGGCAGATTTAGCCCACAGCGTTTAGCAGAATTAGTCAAAGGCATAAAGGGTTTCCAAGGCATGGGTAACGTAGCCATGACTGGCGGCTCAAATATGGATACGCAAAAGTTTGAAGCCAGTCAAAAGAAATTAGCAGCTAGTAAAATTAAAGCCGATAAAAATGCAGCTGCCAATAAAGCAAAACTAGATAAAGCTGCTGCGGTATTCGATATTCAAAAGATTCAGATAGCCGCTGCGCTAAAGGGAAAGATAAGCGAAGAAGAAAAAGTACGCCTGTTACTTATGCAGGCTATTGAGGAAGGCAACGCAGATAAAGCCGAGGCATTATCTAAAAAACTTGATGAAATTCAAGCAAAAAATGCCAAGATCGCTGCAGACATTTTGGCTATTGGGAACGCCACAGACCCTTTTGCAGCCTGGGTAATAAGTTTAGATGCGGCCGCTTTAATCCTTGGAAAGATGCCAGCGTTGCTTGATGCAAGTGGTTCGCTTACTGGTCGAGGTAAACTCACGTTGCCTACGGGTGATGGTTTACCTGGTGGAAATACCAGCATATTCACGGATAATATGACACCTAGCGAAATTGCAGATGCGGCTACTGCTGCTGCAGATATGGCTGTTGCCGCAGCTGAGGCTGCTGTTGCATCTGTCTTAGCCGCTGCGCCTATTGTTGCTGCCATAGCTGATTCTGCCAATGCGGCTACAGGTATAATTGATGTAATTACAAATGCATCCGTTGCTACAGGTTCATCCTCAATGTTTGACCCTAGCCCATATTCGGCTGTAGGCGGTCCGGGTTACGGCACACAAGCCCCTACAATTATTGTAAATAACAATGGCTCAGTAATTATGCAAGATGAGTTTATTGATGTAGTAAATGATGCAGTTCTAGCAAGCCAGCGATTTGGCTATGGCCGTACACCTGCAGGGGCGATCCTATGACAGTCCCGGTAATTAACGCGGTTATTAACTTTTCAACGGGAGCATCCTTTGCACAGGCTTTCATTATTGGTGAAGGCATACTAGGTACTAACGTACTGGCAGACTCAGCAGCTCTTATCGTGGATGTAAGCGATGTAGTAGATAGCGTTACTACTAAGCGCGGCCGTAACGCACAGGTAGATGAATTTCAGACAGGTACGCTAAGCCTGCGTATCGTGGATCAAAACGGCGACTTTAACCCGCAAAACCCTAGCAGCCCGTATTTTGGATTCTTAACGCCTATGCGTAAGGTATCTATATCGGCTACATCCGCTGGCATTACCTATCCGATGTTCTCAGGGTTTATTACAAGCTATACAACTAGCACACCACTTAATGCTAACGATGTTGTTTATACAACTATTCAAGCCGTAGATGCACAGCGATTAGCGCAAAATGCGCAGATCGCTACAGTTACGGGTGCAACTGCTGGCGATCTAAGCGGTACAAGAATTAACCAGATCCTTAACACAATCTCATGGCCAGCGTCTATGCGTGATATTGATGCAGGATTAACCACTATGCAGGCAGACCCCGGCACAGCTCGTACATCTCTAGCCGCATTACAAACTGTTACAAATAGTGAGTACGGCGCGTTTTACGTTGATGCATCGGGTTCGTTCGTATTTCAAGATCGCACAGTAACTACGGCAAGCATCGCAGGTACGCCTACAGTCTTTAACGATAACGGCAGTGACATTGGGTACGCGAACGCTGTATGGCGTCTGGATGATACTTTGGTTTTTAACCAAGCCAATATCACTAGGACGGGCGGCTCAGTTCAATCATCCACTAACGCAGCTAGTGTCGAAAAGTATTTTGCACATACTTATAACCAGCAAAACTTACTTATGCAGACCGATGCCGTAGCCCTGGACTATGCCCGTGCCTACGTTGCCAGCCGTGCTGAAACTAGCGTTAGATGCGATGCGATCGAACTAGACCTATACACAGATAACTATGCCAATGGCATACTAGCTGCGCTTGATTTAGATTTCTTTGACCCGGTAACTATCACTACTAACCAACCAGGTGCATCTACCTTAACTAAAACGTTACAAGTATTCGGCGTGGCACACAGCGTTACCCCGAATAAATGGCGTACTACCTTTACTACACTTGAACCCGTAATAGATGGGTTTATATTAAACTCAACCGAATATGGCGTACTTGATACGTCTGTACTAAGTTACTAAGGAGATAAGAAAATGGCAGCTGGATTAGGCCTAAAAACGTTTGTTACTGGGGATGTGCTAACTGCCGCAGATACGAACGGCTATTTAATGCAAGGCGTTTGGGTTTTCGCTAGCGCGGCTGCTCGTACTTCGGCTGTTACTAGCCCACAAGAAGGCAACATGTCTTTCTTAAAAGACACTAACTCGGTTGAGTATTATGACGGTGCTGCATGGGTTGCAGTAGGCGGTTCATCATCTGGCCCTAGTTTTATTGCTTACGCAAGCGCATCGCAGACTTTTGTTGCTGCTACTGCTACCAAAATATCAGCAAACACAGAAATAAACGATAGCGATAGCTGTTATAACACTACTAACTATCGATTTACACCAAATAAAGCTGGATTATATCAGGTAAGCGTTACTCAAATATTTAATGGCACTCCAGGTCGTCTTATTTATTTGATTTACAAAAATGGCTCAAATAATATTTGTGTTTTTGATGGTTCATTAAGCGGTGCTGATAACGGTACTGGTGGCACAGCTTTAATTAATATGAACGGAACTACTGACTATTTAGAATTTTTCGTTTACAGCAGCGGAACACCAACTACCGCAACAGGTTCAGCAAACAATCGTTTCGCAGCAGTATGGATTAGGAGTTAATATGTACGAGCAAATTATCGCAGTTTATCCAGAACTAACATTTAACGATTTTATTAACGGCACAATCATGCTTCAAGATGATAGCGATGGTAAAGGCCCGTATATTCGTGAGTGGAATTATTCAAAGCCATTACCTGCAGGGCTTAAATTAGGTAAATGACAGCCATAAGTTATAACGGCTGGCCAGCCTCTAAAGAGGTTGAGTCAATCCGTATCAAGTCTTACCCAATCAAGGGTACAAAGATCAAGCTGCGCTGCGCCTATTTTGCTGCGCCTTTACTGGTTGCCTTTGCTGAGCAGTTTAATGAACTGATCGAGCCGATCGATGGCGGCACTTTAGATGACTGGGGTTATTGCTATCGTGATGTTCGAGGCGTACCGGGCAAGTTGAGCAATCACAGCAGCGGTACGGCTATCGATCTAAATGCCACTAAGCACCCGTTAGGCAAGGCTGGCACGTTCCCAGCTGAGAAAATTCCAATGATTCAGGCATTGACTAAAAAATACGGCCTCAACTGGGGCGGCAACTGGACACGCAAAGACGAGATGCATTGGGAGATAGCACAAGATCCCGTAAAGACAGCCAAACTAATAGAGAAGTTAGGATTAAGTTATGCCGACTAGCGCACAAGTAACAATAACCACTACAGCCACGCTTTTAGTAGCTGCCAATATTATGGATCAGACAGTATGGCTACATAATCTAGGCGGCGGTGCTGTGTATTTAGGCGATGCTAACGTAACTACAGCCAACGGCTACAAATTTGATAACGGCGATAAAATGCAAGTGCCTGTAGGAGATCATGAAGGCTTATATGGTATTGCTGCATCGGGTACTCATACGATTGCAGTATTGAAACAAGTCAATTAAGGGCATTTAGGAGAAAATACCGTGAAAGATCAAGCCAAGGCCGCTGGCCTGTCTTACCTACGCGCCGCTTTAAGCTGCGCAGCTGCGCTTTACATGTCAGGTATCACCGATCCAAAGACACTTGCCAATGCTTTTATTGCCGGGTTGCTTGGCCCTTTAATGCGTGCCATGAACCCATCCGATAACACTTTCGGCGTTAAGTAATGACGGCCGCCCAGTCGCTATTAGCAATAGCCATAGGCATTTGTACGCTTATGGGGTTTGCGGCTGGGCTGGTTCGCCATCTAGTTAAGTATTACCTAAGCGAATTACGCATGGACAATAACGGCGGCCATAACCTACGCGGTCGCGTGGATCGCATAGAGGCCAAGGTGGATAGCATCTACGAGATGTTGCTAACCCGATAGGGCGTGTCGGTTATTGACCGCTGTCATACCCAGGCTTTACCCTTTATTTACACGTTAGGCAGGGCTACCTAATTCGGTGCAGCACGGCTTAACCCAAACAAGGGCGAAGTAAATGGATATAGAAAAAGTAGCAGTATTCGTAATAATGGTAAGTATTGCTTGGTTTATCGTAGGTTGGTCAGTCGGTTACAAAGAAGGCGTAAAGGATGGCTACAATCGTGGCCGCGCAGCTGGTATGCGTGTAGCTAGTGATCGTGTGGTCAAGTGATGGCCTTTGATCTAAATAATTATGAGGATGTCAATAGCCGCATCAAGCGGTTTAGAGAAACCCATATCTCAGGCCGTATAACTACTGAGATCGTTGAGTTAAACGTTAAAGATGGTTATGTAGTAATTAGAGCCTGCGTATTCCGTGAGCATGAGGATGTAGTACCGGCGGCTATTGATTATGCCTTTGAGCAGCGATCTGATCGAGGCGTAAACAGGGACTTTTGGATCGAAAATTGCAGCACCAGCGCAATCGGTCGAGCCATCGGATTACTGATGCCTAGTGATGCACGGCCTACACGCCAAGATATGGAGAAGGTAGAACGCTTACAGGCTCAGCCTGCAGTAGAGGTTGATTTATGGGCTACTGCTATACCTGCAGTAAAGGTTGATGGCGTGGGAAGTGTGCGCCCAGCAGCTGAAACTATTAAAGACATCAAAGCGCAATTAGGTGGCGAGATCGTAGATCCTGCACCTATCTGCTCGCATGGCCGCATGGTTTATAAAGAAGGGGTAAGCGAGAAAACTGGCAATAAATACCGGGGCTATACCTGTAGTAGTAAGTCACGGGGCGATCAATGCAAACCAATATGGCTATAACTGAGATGGCTCAGATCGTCCAGGTGATCTTAGATCGATCGCAGGAGTTACAGGCAGCAGCTAGTGGGTTTGCCCGTAGCACAGGCGAGAAGGCTAATACGCCAGATCATGCTGGACGATATAACACAAAGATAAACTTTCACGAGTTTGTCGCTGAGCATAGTGAAGCCGCTGGCGCAGAGATCGCAGTCGCGCAATACATGGGTATCCGTAACTTTATACCTACTGTAAATACTTTTCACGATGCACCAGACATACAGCTAGGCAATCTAGGGTTCGAAGTTAAGTGGACTAAATACATTAATGGGCATTTAATCATCCATAAGGATTACCCACGCCTTAGCGATGTAGCAATCCTTGTCTGTAATAAAAGTCCGGTATATCAGATCATCGGCTGGATGCCCGTGCTATGGGCTAAGAAAGCCAAGTATTACAACGCAGCTGATGGCAATTTCTGGGTATCTCAACGTGAGTTATTTGAAATGGATGCGCTAAGGAAGTCCGTATATGGCATTACTGAGGATTAACTGTCGGGTTTGCGCCAAGTTAGGTAGCGGTATGCAAACGCACAAGATCGTAGATGAGTTTATTAACCTGCCGCCTAACGTAGTTTGCGTTCAATGCTTAGGCTGTGGCGTTATGGGCATTGAGATGCTGCTAAATAGCCAAGTACCTACAGCTGAGGAGATACTGCATGACTAAAACTAATAACTTAGAGATTAGATGTAACTGCGATCCAGAGCAGCCTGAGATGGTAGTTCACCTGGTAAATGGCATTATCCCTATTATCATCATTAAGTGTGAGAAGTGCGAAGCCTTCTACACAGTCATGCCTAATTCGGTGCAAGATGCCTAGTTACCTATATCGCTGCGATCAATGCGGCGTAGAACTAGAGATGAATCACCCGGTAACTACACACGGCGACAGCGCACCTTTATGTTGCAGCTACCCAATGATGCGCGTGTTTAGTGCGCCATCGATTATATTCAAGGGAACTGGTTGGGGTAAAGATAAATGAGTAAACGATTAGGACAGGAGTTTTACACAGTTGCGGATAACGCTGTGTATAACGCATGCTGTGACTCAATACAGTTTAAGTACCTGTGCATAACCTGTGGACAAAACGCAGGATGCTATTTCTGCAGCTTTAACCCAGATGAAAAGCACGAGTGCGACGAGTGAAAATCGGATCACTATGCACCGGTTACGGCGGCCTAGACATGGCAGTTGAGGCTTACTTTGATGCTGAAACTGTTTGGGTATCGGAGATAGATAAGTACGCATCACAGGTCATTGAGCAACGCTTTGGCGTTGTAAATCATGGTGATCTAAAGGCTATTAACTGGGCTGAAGTCGAGCCTATAGACATACTTACAGCAGGCTACCCATGCCAGCCGTTTAGCCATGCAGGTGAACGTAAAGGATTACAAGATGCAAGACATATCTGGCCATATATCAAAGAAGCTATTAGCAACCTTAGACCGAGAATTGTCGTGTTGGAGAACGTTAGAGGACACCTTAGTCTTGGATTCGATATCGTACTTAAAGACCTTACCGAAATCGGGTATGACGCAAGATGGCAAATTATACGAGCTTCAGATGTCGGCGCACCCCACCAAAGAGCCAGACTATTCGTTATTGCCTACCCCATTGGCCACGGATGCCAAGATCAGTTATGTAGCTCGGAATCAAGTCAGCCTATCAATGGTGCTGTTACCGACTCCGACAGTAATGCACACGCGCAATCACGACGAACCGATAGCGAACTATCAGCAACGAGTATTGGATTACGAACAGGGCAAGACGAAGGGCAAGCCCGGGATGAGTACGGGAGTAGCAGTAAGACTGATAGCAACTCCGACAACAAATATCAGCCACACAACGGGAAAATGTCGAGATTGGGGAGCAGATTTACTTCACGACGTGAAATGCCTTTGCAAGCCACGCCGAATACATTGGATGAACTTGGTAGATTAAATCCTGCTTTTGTGGAATACATGATGGGATTGCCTGCCGGTTGGGTGACAGACACAGGGCTATCGAGGAGTCAGCAGTTAAAAATGTTAGGTAATGGCGTAGTACCACAACAGGCATACTATGCATTAGAGCTGTTAGGACACGCCCAAGATGTCGCATAAATTCAAATGGATTAGGTTGGGTATGATACAATCTATTCTTGTAATCGCACTTAATAATAATGCTTATGCGATTAATAATAATGATATAGAGAAAGAAAAATATAAACTCTATAGTCATATAAAACTAACTAACCATAGGCAATACCTATGTCTAGAGCAGCTTTGGTACTTAGAATCTAAGTGGAATTACCGGGCTGATAACAAGAGATCATCTGCGTATGGGATACCACAGCTATTAAAGTTAAAGACTAATGATCCTTATAAGCAGATAGATGCAGGACTCAAGTACATAGCTCATAGGTATGGCACACCATGTAAGGCGTTGGCCTATCATCTAAAGACTGGGCACTACTAATGGCTAAGCGCGGTGATCCTAGGCTGTCGGCTGGGTACAAGATGGTTAGGCTACGGGTACTGCATCGAGATAACTACGTCTGCTATTACTGTGGTGGTGATGCTAACCAGGTGGATCATGTAGTACCTATATCGAAGCAAGGTGATGTGATGGATATGGATAACATGGTGGCAGCTTGTAAGCGGTGCAACGTAAGCAAGGGCAACAGGTCACAGGGCAGTTTTTTAGCCACAGGCCCTACCCCCCCTGCCTTTCCC